CTTCTAATTTTTGATGCATTAGAATCTTGAGATGCTGTACTTTTTTTAACTTCCCACTGTTGCCCTTTTATACCAGTTCCACTTGGTTTAGTTGACGATTCTTTTACATCATTTTTATTTCCACCAAACATTTTTTCAGCTCTTTCTTTTACATCTTTTAAATGTTTCTCCTGATATGCAACATTAGTTTTTAGTTCTCTTTCAGCAGCTTGAGAATTAAAATTACGAGCTTGAGCTTTTGTTAATGCAATATCTGCGGTCTTCTTTTCTATATCGAGTTTATTATCTTTATTTTCGAAAGCTTTTGAAACAACACTTTTAGTAATATCCGGTAAAGTTTTAACGGCCAAATCAGCAACAAATTTACCAGTTGGACCTTCAAAGAATCTATCAGCTCTAGCTAATGCACCATTTGGATTTGAAGCAAGTGCATACTGTTTATTATATTCGGCTTGTAATTTAAGACGATCGATTGCTCTTTGAAGTTCATCGTCAGACATGTTTTTTGTTTTTCCAAAACCATGTCCACCTGGTCTTCCTTGCCTATCTAATTTAGCATTTTCTTTTTTATTAAGTCTATCAAACTTTCCTTGCTCTTTTCTAGCAAGTCTCATTGTTTTAGCATTTTCTTTAATGCCATGTCTTTCTTCCTTAGCAGATCTAGTAGCTTTTTCTTTTTTTGCTCTAGATTTTAAATCTGCTTTGTACTTCTGTGTGTTATAAGAGATTTTTGCTTTTGACCGTTCATCTCCATAACCATAATGTTCTCTACCTTCTGGCGTTAGAGAACCATCTTCGTTTTGAAACCGACGATGCCCCCATCTTTGTCCAGGTATTCCCCAATGGTATAGCTCGTCATCGAAGACATAATTTGGCTGTTTACTCATTTATGTCCTCCTTATTTATTATAATATAGGAGCATTAAAAAATCTATTAGTATCCTCTGCTATATTATACTTTCTTACTTGTCCATTATTCTTGCCTACAAGATAAAATGGATCTATTTCTTTATTTGGAGTATCTGTTTCAAATGCTACAAATAAATAGTCTTTTCCATAATCTCTGCATTCTTTTACTGTCTTTATTGTTGGTAATTCTTTCTTTAATTTATTAAGTGCTTCTTCTTTAGTCATAATATTTCTCCTTATTTATACTTATTTACTGTAGACATTGAAATTCCAAGAAGTTTTGCAACCTCTTTTTGTGTTTTTCCAGAAGATATCAACGATTTTATTCTAGATTGCTTAGCTTCAGTTAGTATCATATTCTTAGAATCTTTTTTCTTATCTTCTTTAAAATCATACCACTTATTCTTAAACCTTCCTTCACTTTCCCATTTATTTTGAAGTGCTATTGATGCTTGATCGTCTATTTCTTTTATTTTCTTTGAATACATACCATTAGCTATTCTTTGGCCAATTGCAATTCCAGCAAAAGGCATTCCAGTAACAGAGGTCAGTAACGCCGCACTTATTCCAATTACCCATGGTTCAACTTTAGCAGCTTTTAATTTTGCTGAATTATATTTTATATCACCTATTACATCCTCTGAATAAAATTTCTTTGCTTTTTCTTCATCAATCTTTAAATTATCAGATCTTAATGTTTCAACATTATTTGCATTCTTCATTGTTTGATTAAAGAATTTTTTATCTGCTTTTACTATAGTACCTGGTTGCGAATCAACAAAATAAAGTTGGCCATTTTTAACTTCATAATTAAATATATGACCTCCGTTTCCGCCCTTCCAATCAACAGCAATAAAACCTCTAGTATTATCGCCATCGCTTAATAATTTATTAGTCATGTCATTATATTCATCTTTTGTCATACCAATACTCATCATTTTTGAACTTTCATTACTTCTAGTAGCAAAAGTTCTTGCATCTTTTGAAATTTTAGCATAATTTGGTATAACTCTTCCATATGCGCCTTTAGGATTTGATAGATATGCTTGAGCTCCTCTTAGTGATTCTTGCGCTCTTACATCATGCCCTCTTCTTCTAAGTTCATATGACATTGTACAAAAAGCACAATTTACATTTCTATTCAAACCATATTCAAAACCTTTATTACCACCATTTACTTTTTGTATATCTTTTTGTATATCTTTAACAAACGCTTTATCGCCTTTTATAGTACCGCCGGTTTTATATCCATAACCGCTAGATTCTTCAGATCTTCCAAATATTCTATCATCCCCAATTCTTCTACGGCGTTTTCCTTCCTCGGTATAGGTTCCATCTTCGAATTGGTATCTTCTTTCTCCCCACTTCTGGCCAGGGATGCCATAATGGATTAAATAAGTAGGATAATCAGACATTAATTTATTCCTCCTTAATTCCAATCACTTTTCCATTTTTTCTGATGTAACTTTTTATTCTTTACATCATATGAATAATCTATCTGATTATATTTGCTTGGTTTATCAAGTTCTGAATTAAAATCTCCAACTTCCCATAGTATATAATTTAAGGAATTCATATGCACGTCCATATATCTTTGAACCACTTTTTGCGCTTCTTCTCCAGTATCTCCATTTACTAATTTATTCGCGGTCGCCAATGAAGTATTTACATATTTTTTAATATCGTTAATTGGATTCTTTCCTTCTTTTCTTTTGCTAGCTGCATTTGAATCATGATATTCAGTTGGATTTTTATCATTAAAATCAAATCTTTTACTAGCTCTAATATTTTCTTTAACTGAATTATACTTAGAAACCCTACTGCGATTCCCAAATGGATCTGTTTCTTTCTCAAATTTTTCGAGTTTCTTTTTATACTTGTCAGATTTTTCTGATTTATCTAAGAGATTAGCATACCTTTTTATACCTTCTGGTGTAAGTGTCCCATCCTCATTCTGAAAACGTCTTACACCCCATTTTTGACCCTGAATGCCATAATGTATAAGATATGAATGGTAATTCGATTCACTCATACAAATGCCTCCCTATTAGCTTTATAAGCAACATAAGCATCCATTAATGCTGCGACATTATCGATTTTCTCGTCATGTCTTTGCTTAAAGAGCTTTCTGTTACCATTCGTATCTTCTAGCGTTATACAATTTCCCATTGTATAACTCATAATTTCTTGGTCGAAAATGAGCAATCTTTCTTCTGAAAGTTTCTTAATTTCACCAAGAGGAACTGATTCTGTTCTAGCACCTTGTATAACTTTGGTCACTCCGAATGCTCCATTTTCTGCAGACCATCGTTCTACAAATCCTTGGGCATTGTAAGGGTCAAATCCAAAACATCTTACATCATATGAACTATCATCAATAAACTTGTCAAGATCATCATAAACTTCCATCATGTCGAGAACTGTGCCCTCAAGTATTATAAGAGTTCCTTCATCAATAAACTCTTCATACTTAAGTCTAAGTGCTGCTGGAAGTTTACTAAGTGTTAGAGATGTTATATAACTTCTTGCCTTAATCCCAAATCGCTCTCTACTAAGAGGAAATAGAAAAGTAAATGCACAGAAGTCATCACCCTGTGAAAGGTCCGCTCCAAGTGCACATGGAAGATTCCAAAATTCCTGCTTTCTATGAGGCTTTGTCTCCTCGTAAGTGAAGAAGTATGTATAACCCTCCATAGGAATGTTAAATCTCTTTGCAAGAATGTCGTTTCTTGTCGATGGTGCCTGTTCGGCTCTCTCAACATCTAACTGATAGGTCTCATATGTAACCGTCTTACCAAGATTCGGATTAGCCTTAATCCACATCGAAGGGTCATTTATCTCCTTAATGTCATCAAGGGTATAATACCAAATCGATACATGCGGATTTACATATTGGCCTTTAAGAATGTCAAGCAATTCCATTTTGATGGTATCTCCAGGACCATTTCTTACCGTACCTTCTGAAGAGGTCGCAATAATGAGATAATCATCTAACTTCGAAGCGCCTTGCTCGATACAACCAATAACATCTTCCTTAATATCTCCAGAAAGCCACTCGTCAACTGTAGCAATCTTACATCTCAAACCCTGCAATTTATCGATCGACATAGGTCTGATTTCAAGAATAGAGTTTGTAAGAAAGTTTTCAATACCTTTCTTTGTAGAAGCCAGCTTTTGACGATTTGCTTTAGAGCCTGTAGTATTTTGAAGTGAACCTTCAGTAAGAAACTTAAACAAAGGTCCACGCGAACGCGCGATAGAAGTTCTAAACGGTGACATAACTTCTTCTGCCTGCTTCATTGTCGGCGCTACTGTAATCTGATGTGTAGTTGAAGTATCCACGCAAAGATAGAATGCCTGAATACAATAGTCATACATTGATTTTGCAGCACCTCTTGGAATTATTAGATACTGCTTATTTGTTAAGCGCTTCTTAATCATCTTCTTTTCGTAGTGGCCCTTAACTCCATTTGCAGGATCAGGCGGAATATAAACACTACGTTCTACAAAGTAATACCAACAGAATACTTGTTCTGCCCAGAGCTTAAATGTATCTAAGAGATGGAGATCATCTCCGTTTGTAAGTGTAAGTTCATTCTCACAATACTTTACAAATCCGTCCATTGCGTGCTCATCATAGTAAACACCAGGATTTCTTATAAGATCGTCAATTCTATTCATCTCCATTGAGATATATCGATTGACTGCTATTTCTCCTCTCATTACAGCAGCTCTAAATTCACCGTAATATTTAGGAGTCGCTGTATTGGATAACATTATTCTTGCTCCTCACTTTGTCCATTATAACTACGCATAGCTGCAATAGCTCCTGCGTAAAGTTCATCAATTCTTTCCTGAGATTCAATAGCAGAGGTTTTAGCAACAACAAGTTTCTTCTGCTCTTCGAGAATCTCTTTCTCAAGTTTTTCCTTACTCGAACCAAGTTTTAAATAATGTGTAATAACTTGACTCGAAGCTGTTCCATTTCTAAGTTGTTGTTCCGCGAGATCGATAGCCAAAGATATCAGTTGG